TTTGTCTTCTCCTTCAGAGATAAGGTTCAATTTATTTTCCGATCTTTCAACAATCAGAAGAGTCTTATTGCTCATAGTTTAAGCTTTATTTTTAGGTATATATCTTTAGACTTATTTAAGTTTTTGTGAATTAAGCTATAGCTTCAGCTGATGCTTTAGATGCAGCTAGTTTTTCTTCGTCTTCAATTGTTTTCATTTTCTTATTAGTTCTAAGATCTTCTGGGGATAATCCTAAGAATCGTTGAATTAAGAATTCAGATGCAAAGTATTTAATTTCATTCATATTAGCATCCATTTCAACAAGACCATCTTTCATTGCTGTAACGAAGTCTAATCGTTTTTGTAAGATTTCAATTTCTTTCATCTCTTCGAAGATGTTATATTTATGGAATTTGATTCCAACTTGTGCTTTAAATGCATCATCATCTTTCAATTCAGGGAAATCAAGACACATCTGAATCCAAAGAGGTTTAACAAGAATTTCTTGAAATACTGATCTGATACGAGTAATAAAACGACCAAATTTAATTTCATCTCTTGTCATACCTTCAGCATTCATTTCCCATGATGGTGGTGATTCCATATCAAAACGAGAAAGAGGAATTTTAGATACTTTAATTAGCTTTTCACGGAAGTATTTAAGAGCTTCTGTATCAGAAAGATCAGGTCCATCATTACCAATTGTTTCAATTGTTGGTTCTCCAGCTTCACCTGAAGGTAACCAATACTCTTTGTTAAATGGCATCATTGCTTTACCATTAACTTTTAGCTCTCCTGATTCTGTATCGAAATCGATATTTTCACGATAGTTTTGCATCAAAACTCCAAGAGATTGACGAGCTCTTGTTTTAGATTTACCACCTACAGGAATTACGAATTTTGTTTTGAATGAAGCATTTACTGTAGCCCAAATTACTCGGGAATGTTCCATGATTCTTAGTAAGTTAAATGATCTTACTAAACGTTCTACATAAGAAACACGATTTGCTGTGTTAACGTTTGCATATGAGATGTATATGACTTGTGAATCATATAGCTTTCTTTCTTTTTGTACTTGACCTTTGAACTGAGTCCAAATTTTCTTTCCTTCTTTGTCAAGACCAGGAGTTAAATTAATCGGGTCAATTTCCTTGAAACCAATAATTCTAGTTTGTTCTTTATTGTAAATAATTTCAAAAGCGATGAATCCATCAACTAACCATTTTCTAAAATATGACCAACCTGCGATATCATTATTGAATCCGAAGTATTGATAAATTCTTTTGAAGTTAGTTTCTAATGCAATCTTAACGGCTTCAATAGTTCCAGGCTCTAATGTTTCATCATCAAAAGCAATAGGAATACAGAAGTAATTTTTATCATCGTATACAATTCCTTCATCACAAATAGTATCTAGAATTTCTTCGATTTCATCTTGTACAGCAAATTTACGAAGATCTTCTCTCTTTTTTGGATATGATTTATCGAAAATCGAAATTGATTTCCTTAAATTAATATCAGTCATTGAAAGATTAGCAAACAAAGCATAATCATCATATTCTCCACCTGTTGCATTTCGTGGATCCATTTTCCAACCATACATATCTTCATTAACACCAATAGATTTAGAGTTACGAAGAACCATATCGTCATACATCATCCCAAAGGATGATAGAGATTTTAAAGCTTTAGAAACGATATTTCTTGCAGAGGCACTTTGTCTCTGTGCATAAACATCATCTCTATTTACAAATCCTGACATATTTTTTCTTTTTAATTATTGTATATATTCAATCTTAACGATCACATATTTTATGTTAATTACTCTTTCGAGTTTCCTATTTAATGAACTTAAAACGTCCCTTCTTCTGACCTTCCTCTGATTTCTTTAACATAGCTCCTTTATTTGTTCTACATTTCAAAACATAGTCTTCGTAATTTTTATAGATGTCAAATAACTTACCATCTCCTTTTATTTCAGGGAAGATTTGTGGAATGTCTAGCTTACTCATTTTATCCCAATGTTCATAAGATATAACATATGCTGGTGATTGAACTTGTTGAGGAAGATAATTTCTTATTGCCCAAGAAAGACCATATTGATCAAGACTAAGTTTCAATCGATATACATCTAAAGGAATTCCAGTTTGCTCATAAGCATTTCCAGCTTTTTTCTTAATTGATTCCTTCATTGGTTTATCATACATCTTTTTTATTTGATCCATGATATATTTTCTTGCTGCCGGAGGATACCAACTAAGATTTAAACAAACATTCATTTCACCTTTAGCTGCAGGCATTTTACCTAGAGACAAAACTACAGGATGTTCATCCCAAAATGAGTATTTGTCTTTATGTAAAGGTTTATATTTGAAAATGTAAATTTTTCCTGGAGTAAAGAAAGGCTCTTTGTTTTTAGAAACATCTTTTGCTTTATCATCCTTCATCTTCTTTAGTAACCAAGCATAAACATCTTTAGGTTTAGCATCTGGACCTAAATCTTCTTCTTTTTCTTCTTCTCCACCTCCTGCTTCTATATTAAGAATCTGTAATAGGTAAGAAAAGAATTCAATTAGCCCTTTCATATTCCTTTGAAAAAATCTTCAGTTACCAACATAAATTTCCAACCCCTAGAAGCAGCATATTGTTCAGCTGCAGATTTCTTACACATATTCTTCACATATTCAGTGAATAACCATTTGTAAGATTCAACAGATTTTACAGTTTTTCTCTTCGGTGGTGATGGTTTTTGTAGTTGTATTTTTGGTTTTACTTCTACTATAAAAGTCTGTCCGTTCTCTAAATGAACTATAAAGTCCGGATAGTACTTGTGATATTTGTTATCCATGGGACTAAAATAAGGAATACAGAAAGATTCCGAAGACCACATCTTGATCTCCGGATTTCTTTCACAATATAAACAAAATTTTCTCTCCCATGAAGATCGATAAATTATAGGTCCTATTCCTTGATATTTTTTGCATTCATTCAAAGGAAAATAGCCTTGAACAAACCCTGATTTTTTCGAAGGTTTATTACTTTTTATCGACATAAAGGGTTATTATGCTGCTACTTGAGAAATTCCACCTGCTGCAATAATTTTAGAGATTGCATCATCAGAAAAAGTCATAGGCTCAGCATTATGATCAGCCTCATTAAAGATATGATAACCGTCAGTATATCCTGCATAGATCATATCAGTGTTTGTTTTACCATCTAAAGTGATAGTAAATTCTTTACCTGGTAGTAAATCATCAACAGATTTAACAGCTGGCAAAGTTGGGTCAGTATCCTTTTGTTTTGATGGATCATAACCATTTGCATCGTTAGCAGCTTCGTTTACGAATTGCTCGAATGTAGGAATGTAATTCTTCATTGTATTTGTTTTTTGTTTTTATTATTTATCTTTGTTTATTGAAAGAATGTAGATCCACCGGATGAAGCATCAGTAGTGTCTCTAGATCCACCAACCATAAAATTGGAATCTGAAGAAGTTGCAGTATAAGTTCCTGTTCCAACTGTTCTGCTTGGATCTGAAACTACATCCTCTTCAACTTTGTTTCCTTGGTCATCAGTAAGTGGTTTATCTCTTAATATCTTATTAATTTCTACGAAGAAAGGAATTTCGTCTGGAGTTAATTTCGATTTAACATATTTCGAAATTTCTCTCATCAACCTATTTCTTTCTTTATTAGTTGCATCAGCTTTAGCTTTCTCTCTTTTACCTTTAACATATAAAGTATCTTGGTAAGGATATTTTTCAAGATCTTGCATCATACTAGTAAGATCACTATCACCATTAAATTTATCAGCAATTCCTTGAGCTTGAGCTTTTAATTCTGTATATTTTTTATCTTGTTTTATCTTTTCAATTTTATTAGCTATTGAATTTCTCCAATTAGAAAAAAGAACACCAGCAAGTAGAACTCCACCACCAGCAAAAGCTAATCCAACTTTAATCAAATCAGCAGCAAGTATACCTTTTGTTACCTCCCACCAAGTCATATCTGCTTCATTTAAGATTTCATCTGAAGTAAGTTCATATGATTCAACAATTCTTACTACACCTTTATGATCTCTATATTGAACTTTACCATTAACTGATTCTTTAGAAACGATGATACCTGAATAACCGTCAAAAGATTTAACTGATTTACCTACTTTAAGTTCTTGTCCGTCGAATGAATATGAAGGCCAATTCTCAAGTAGATATTGTTCGTAAGTTTGTAAGTTTTTCATTTTATTCTTCTTCAGCTTCCGCTGCTTTTTTTGCAGGTTTTTCTTCTCCACCTTTTCCTGGAGGAACCTCTTTTTTGGCATTTGGATCAACACCGGCAAGATCATCTGATATTTTTTCAGCTTTATCCTTAATTTCTGCCATATCTTTTGAACTCATTTCATCATCTAAAGAAAATTGATCAGGTGTATGATTTGTGAATACGATATTTCTAGCATAATCGAAAACCATAACAACCTTTCCGTCTTTATCTTTTACCTCATAAGTTTTAGCAAAAGCATCCTTTTCGATTTTCAGACCATCCTTTTTTTCTTTTTGATCTCTCCAAGCAGCCCACCAAGTAGGTGTCATTGAATATCTTCTATGTAAAGAAGTTGTGTCGTGAGCTTCATCGAGTATTTCAGTAATTACTGATTCATTTCTAACTACAGATTCACTTTTAAGGAAATCAAAAACGTGAGATAGGTTTTCTTTAGCAACGGTTATATGATCATTTGCCCAATCATGTCCGTTATTTAACATACCGTCTATTTTTTCCTGATCCATTTCGAGAATCATTTTAGATAGATCTTGAATCCTTTTTAAGTTAGAGAAGAACATATAATTAGATGGACTGTCATCATCATCATCATCTTCTTTAACTGCTGTAGGATTATATGTGAATCCACCAGGATTGTCGATTGAGGTAATACCCATTTGAGCATTTCCATTTTCAACTAGCCATTCTTTGTAGTTTTTTAGTTTCATAATTAAATTGAGTAAATTCCTTCAGATTCAGACGAAGCCTTTTTATCTAGAGAAACAGTTCCTTTATATTTTCCTGGATGTAATTTATGCCATCCTTTTGCATATCCATTTTTTGCTATTTGAGTATAAAAAGCAAAAGCATTAGTTGTCTTTTCTGGTTTGAATCGATCCCAATACTTAAATAGATCTAGCATTGCAAATCCTATACAATCTTCTCGATCCATTGGATCTGTATATCGAAGTTTTTGATTAGCTCTTTCTGCTATAAGTATTAACATTGCTTGTGCCTTTGGTGTTAGTTTTTTTTGTTCTAACGAAACACATATTTCTTCATATAACTCTTTCGGTTTAATATATCCGCTCATTTATTCATTTTTCTCTTTTTATGCCATTTACTTGAAAATGGATTAAAGTTTAACGGTAATATGTTTTTTAAGAACCTCTGCTTTATTACCATCCGGTAGAATACAAGTTATCTTTTCATCATCGCCTCTTCGAGTATAATCTAATGCATCTAATTTAATCAAATCGCCAATTTTTAATGTATCGAAAGGTGTATTAAGAGTTCCTGTTACAAATTTCCCAGCATCTCCGGCTTCATTAACTTCAACGGATTCGTTAGTTGCTAGAACTTTAGCAAATGATTTTGCATCAGTTACTTCTTCACCAAAAAGTTCGATCGTTTCGTTATCTAGGTTGATATAAATTTCCGATCCGTGATGTTTCATGTCAAGGATAATTGTGCTATAATTTTTACCAATAGCTGTTCCATTAGAAATATATTTACCTGCCTTTTCAGCCCATCCAGCAGCTTTCTTAACAAGAGCTGTTGCATAAGATCCTTTTCTTTTAGCAAATTCTAAAACATTAGAAGGAACTCTAGCAGCTTCATTAACAGATTCTTGAATTTGTTTAACTGAAGTTACCTTTTTACCTTGTTGTTCAGGGTCAGTATCGGATGAATAATAAAGTAGATTGTTATCTATAAGACGTTGGTAAATTTCATCTTTAACATCGTCCCAATTGATTCCTTCGAAATCATCGGCTTGATTAAAAGTATCATAAACATAAGAAGGATCGATCCAACCATATCCAGTTTTAACATTTCTAACTAAAGACGAAACTCCCATTTCGAATTGTTTTACTGCGCCTTCGTTAATAGATTCATTTACGAATTCGTCAAACTTCATTAATTTTTTCATATTCAAATATAAAAAGAGGAAGCCGAAACTCCCTCTCTAAGTTTTTTTACATTCCACACTCAGCGATCTCTTTAGATTTATGAGCAGCTTCCCATGCTTTGATATCGTAAGTTATAGGCTCTTTTCCACCTTTATCGTTATTGAAGATATGTTTTCCGTCAGTTTCACCTTGATAAACCCAACCATTTTCTCCTTTGATCTTGTATTCCTTACCAGGAGTACAATGATTTTCATTTATAACGATATCTTTACTTGTGATTTTAGCAAGTTCAGAATTTTGAAGTTCGATTTGAGATTCTAGAAGTTCTTTAGCTTTAACAATTTGAGTTGAATTTTCAACACCATTAATTTTAGCAACTCTTTCAAGATCACCTAGAGATTCCATAAGGAATTTAATACGACTTTGAACTTTATCTAGTTCCTTTTCTCTCATAATTCTTTCAGAATTTTCTGTTTCAAGAAGATGAGTAAGTGAATTCGAAATATCATAATTCATAAAGTCTTTAACGATAGAAACTGCATCTTCTGCTGATTCAGCAAGAACGAATGAATTTTCTTTCATTCCTTTATTCATTTTTTGAATATAGATATTTTCATTAAGATTGAAAACATTTACAGAAACTCCTTCAAATAAAGAAGAATTAACGTTATAACCAAAATCTAGTTCTTTAATGTTATTACCTTCAGAAATAGCATGCATAATTTGAGCAGCTTTAGATTTCTCAGTATATTTTAAGAATCCAGAAGCTAACATAAATGATTCAACGTTAGAAGATTCAACTACCTTATTGTTAATTACGACCTTTGGAGATTCACCATTGAAATCAACATCAACGATTGAACTTGGATTAGGATATAAACGAATAACACCATTTCCAAATTTAGCTGATTCTGTAATAGAAACTAAAGATTTGAAGTTTTCAGAAACCTGACCTTCAAATTCTGATATTGTAGATCCATCAGTTTCAAGAACTTTACCGTTTGTATAGAATGTATAAGTTCCTTTTTCCTCAAGAAATTCAATAGGAGAATAAATTTTAGAAACTTGAAAATTAGGATTTTGACCATTAACAGATCCTTTTAATTTTGAACAATACTCATAAAGTTTCTTAACAAGTGGAATCCATTTTTGATCTTCCATTGTTTCAGTAATAGCATAAATAGGATTTTCTGATTTAGAAGCTTCAGATAATCCGATAATAGCTTTCTTATAATACCCTACGTTTTTATCAACTTCTAGATCAAAAATAACTCTTTCGATTAAGATGTTAAGCTCATTTCTTTTTAAGAATTCTTGTGTTTCGCTAATGAAAGTTCCTACTGGCTTCATCCAAGAATAAGCACTTAGTTCTTTACAAGATTTTTCAAGAATAGCTACTCTTTGTAGTAAGAATTGATCAGCTACTGTTTTTCTTTTTTCATTCATCATTGAAGCTGTAATAAGGTGTCTAACTTTATTTTGTTCAACTCCAATTCCTTTTAGTTCGTCTTGAACATCGATTGCTGTGGAAGTTCCTTCAGCAATTTCTAAAGAACATAGTTCTCCATATTGTCTTTCTATAATCATCTTAGAAGTATTAGTTCTATCTAGACTTTTTAGAAGTGTATTGAATTTCTCTTTGAGAATTCCAGATTCTAAACTTTTTTTGAATTGTGACATTTTTATATTCTGTTTTTGTTTTTTTATTTAGCAGCACCAAATCCCATTAGACTTGGATATCTTTTAAGAACCGATTTAATAATCAGTTCTTTTTTGTTAGCATATTGTGGCCATGTAGCCCAGACTAATGCTGTTTTTGCATGTGCTTCATCGTGAATCGGCCATGCTCTATCTTCAGGAAAAACGAAATCTTTCGGTTTCAATTTATCTCTTTGTGCTTGAGATAATTTCTCGTTAATAGAATGATATTCAAAAATTCCACTTATAAATTCTGTACTTTCTTCAGAAAGATCAAATTCGAAAGTTTCAGAAAGAATTTTCTTAATTTTATCTAGCTTCTCGGCATCTTTTAATGCAGATTGAAGAGCAGCTATTTTAGAAGATTCTTGATCATCTTTATCTTTAGAATCACCTTCTTCCTCTTTGTCTTTCATTGAATCTTCATCACCTGTTTTCAATTTATCAAGTGCTTTATCAATTTCTGGATCTACTTTTGCTTTAGAAGGATCGATACCTTTAGCTAAGTCAGAACCATCTGCTTTAACTAACTTATCGATTGCTTTATCGTCATCGTCTTCATAAATACCGGCCTCTAACAAATCAAAATCAATTTGTTCATTAAGGAAGATTTTAGCGATTACTGTTCGCTTTCTTTCTTCATCAACACCTAATGTTGTCAGATATGTGTATATCTGTTGTGCTGATTTTCCTTCAGATGCCAATTTACTAACGATAGGGAAAAGTGATCCTTGTCCATAATATGAGTATTGTCCTATGAGATTCTCATTAACAAACTCATCGTAAGATTTTATTGCCATATTTCATTCTTATTTTATCTATATATCTAACTATATGCTATGGTTGTGCATCGGGATCAACATTCGCTGTACCTCCTTCTGGTGGAAGAATAGTTCTAGGGTTGTTTGGCCATGAAGGAACATTAGGTCCATTTCCAAAAGATTGTGGAGTTTCTGTTGGTGTAGGTGGATTAGATGCTGGATTATTTCCATAAAGAGCATCTCCTCCTGTATCCGGAATAGGTGTTGTTGGTGAAGGGGAAGATCCAACAGTTCCTCCAGGTAAAATTGTAGAAGCTGGGGTTTGTGAAGGAGTTCCTACTTGATTATCAGCATTAACTTCATTTCCTCCAGGACCAACAGCACTACCTGAACCAAAGGATCCAGCAAAATTGAGATTCGTTTCGAATCCTGACATATTGGTTCCTGCAAAGATTGTTGTTCCTTCTTTGAATACAGGAATATAAGCTTTTATTTGTAAGGCAAAAGATGTTGTAAATTCTCGTTTATCTGTAAATGAGAATTCAACAGTTCTTTCATTTGTATAATCATCAGGAAATAGAATCAAACAAGGAATTCTTGTATAAGCTACATCCACTTGATATGATTTATTCTTAAAGAAAGTTTTGATTATAGCTTCTGTACATTTCAACTGATCAACAATGGAATCAGTATAAACTTTACAATCTGCATTAAGAATAATAGGGACCCAAAAAGCTTCAGTGCTGTATGTGTTTAATGTTCCATCTTGTTCTTGAACTTGATGGTTCATTCTAACATATTTATTCACAATTGCTTGTGCTTCAACATTGATTCCCGTTAGATCAACTATTCCTCTAGGGACAGAGTTATAAAAGGCTTCGGCTTTTAGATTATCTGGATCAAAATCGATATTATTTAAGAAGTTATCTTGTAGGTAACGTTCTGTTCCTGTAGTCGAAAAGTAAAAAGGGATTTTTATTTGCCTTCTATCTTGTATACCGTTACCGACTTGATTGTACCAATATATTGTTTCGTGTAGTGTAGCTAAAAGACCGATTAGGATATTTCTTATAGTTACGTCATCTTTGTTAAAATGTAAATCGTATACCGACATTTATTCTTCTTATTTTCTCTCTATATATCCACTTTTAAGAAATGGTTTCTATAGATAGTTTTGAGAAGCCACCTTCTCGGTAAACTTCTACTTTTTTATCAAATAACTCCATAGGTAGTTCTGTGTGATTGATTACCCATGTGTTAAGATTGTTTTCTTTTGAGACTTCTGATAGTATTTTAATGATCTCGTAAATTCCAGCAGAATCCACTGATGAGAAGATTTCATCTAAGAAAAGTAGATTAAGTGAAGGATATCGAATCTTTAAGATCTTTAGCATTGCAATAATGATAATGAAATCTGCTTTCTTTCTTTCACCAGTTGACATACTTTTTGGATTGATTTCTTCACCTAGTGCATTAATTATACAATTGAATTTATCATCAAATTTAATCGAATAAGGAAGATGTATTTGTGCAGCCATATTATGAATCGATTGATTTAATGAAGGAAGAATTGTTTTCATTGCAAGATTCTTAACACCATCGTCACCTAAAACTGATTCTACAACTTCTAAGAATGTATCTTCTTGTACTTTCTTAATATGATTTGTTTTACGTTCTTTAGCTTTATTTGAATTTTCATTTACTAGTTCTTGTAAATAATTTTCATCGATTTCTTTATTTTCTTTTACTAATCTTTCCGCTTCGTTTTTATATTGATTTATCATCAAATTGATTCGAATAACAGATGATTGAATCTCTTGAATCTTTGTAGATATTTCCTTGGTTTTTGAAGAAACTGATTTAACTGATTCATCTAAGGCAAACATTTTATCTTCGTTTAATTGAAGAGATTCTTCTAAATTTTCTTTAATTGATTTGTGATGTTCTGTATGTAGATCGGATCCGCAAGTAGGACATTGATTATTTTCATAAAGATCTATTTTAGCTTTAGCATTCTTAACCTCGAATTTAATCTCAGTTAGATCTTTTTGTTCTCCATTTAGAGTTGAAATCATTTCCGATTCTTTCTCTTTTATTTTAGAAACGAGATCTTCTAGTTTTTTCTTTTCACCAATAAGACCGATTATTTTTTCTCTGTATTCAGAAGCTAATTTGATGTTATCTTCTGCTTTAGATTTTTCTAAAGATTCTATTTTTTCATTGATCGAAATAATTGATTCTTCAATGATATTTAACTCGTCATTGATTGTTTTGATTTGTTCTCGGATTTCTCTTCTTTCGGATCTTATAGAATCCCTCATTGTATTGATCAAAGTGAATCCAAAAAGTCTATCGACAATATTTCTTTTATCACCAACTGACATCGTAAGGAATGATCTAAAATCATTAATTGATAAAACGATGATATTCTTGAATACTTGATAAGGTATATCGAATAACTCATATTCGAGGTAATCTTGTACATTAGAGGTACCTGAGGTATCATAAGGTACACCGTCTATATCCACTTCGAAAAGCCCAGGAGAAACTCCTCTAGTTATTGTTATTTTTTTCCCTTTCGAAATAACAACAATACGACACCATAGATTCTTATTGATTCTATTAGGTAGATCACCTTTCTTTTTATTTTCGAGTTTTCCATATAGTGAAAATGTAATTACTTCGGATATTGTACTTTTGCCATTTCCATTGCCACCAAGAAGAAGATACAAATCTCCTCCATTTCCTAGATCAATTCTTTGTGGAACATTTCCATAGGAATTAAAATTTTTCCATTCGACTGATTCTATTCTCATTATTTTTCGTGTTTAATAGTTTCTTGATATATCGAATTAATTTTCGACATAATTTTATCTTTTGTTTCACTTTCAATTGTTTTAACTGAAGTGATATATTTTTCACAAAGACTTATGATATTGAAAGTTCCTTCGTCTGAAAGACTTCCTTCATCTACATCGTCGTAAAGATCTGCTTCATAAGGAATGACTTCTAGTTTCTTCGTTATTTCGGATAGGATATCGATAATTGGATTGATCTGATATCTCATAAGATAAGCTGAAGGAACATAAAGATCTACTCGATTATTTTGACATTCTTTCTTAAGATCTTCGACTGTTTTGTCGATATATTTGTTCAAATAAACTCTTACAAATTTAGGTGAATATGTATTTTCTCTAAATTCGAGATTATCTGTTTCAAAATCAAGAAGATAAAAGCCTTTTGTATTCATAGCATCCGATCTTGTCATTTGGTAAGGATTGCCAATCATAGTTACATTTCCTTTTTGCTGTCCCCAATGAATATGTCCTGCAAAAACACGTCGTATATCAGAAAGTTCTGTAACAGAAAGTCCTTCATCAACTTCACGATAATTGTCAAAATGTAGAGATCTGATGTTAGTATGACAGAAAAGATAATCGATTCGATCTGTACTAAAATCTGCTATACATTTTCTTTCTTCCTCGTCGTTAGTTCTCCATGGCATAAATAGAGTTCGATTACCACTTATTTCTGCAATAACAGGTTCTTTTAAGATATTAACTCTTGGAATATATTTCAAACAATCAAGTGAAGAAACGTCATTAGAAGTTTTTCTCATTACATCATGATTTCCAGCAATAACATAAATTCCATCTATAAAGATTTCAGATAGCTTTTCAAAAAGAGTTATTCCTTTATGTAAAACAAGTAAATTAACAGATTGTCTATTATCAAATACGTCTCCATTATGAATAAGAATATCGCCTGGTTTATATTCTGCCTTTACTCTAGGAATGAAATCATTATCAAACCATTCCATCATTTCGTCTAGCCATTCAACAGAATTAGATCTAGCACCGAAATGTGTATCGGAAATTATAAAAGCTCGTTTAGCATCTATTTTCATTAGAATAAAGATTTATGATTCTTAAGATATCCTCTTCTTTTTAGTTCAGTTATAAGTTCAGTCTTAAAAGTATTAGATAATGATTCATAGAATTTATCAGGAGAAATATCATAAATACTCGTAACAATAGAAAAAACTTCTATTTTCGGAACATGTGTAAGTTTCTCAGTTATACATCGATAAATTTCATTTATTTCACTTTTGTTTATCTTCGGAAATCCTCCTGTAGGAAGAGCCGAATTAAGAGTATTCAATCTATGATTTGATTTAATAAATTCTGTTACGTCAGCATAAAACATAGATTCATCTATTTTTTCATCGAAAGTTTTTTCAACGAAATTAGCATCTATCGAGAATTTTTCAGTTGTATCGAGTTCTGTATTTTCGAAATCATTGTCGAAGATTTTGTCCCTAAATAAGGGTGCGTCGTTTTCTTCTTCTGGGTTATTAACCTCTAAATTTTCATTTTCCATTTTAGTTTGATGTATTTATTACGGTTTCTGTTTCTATTAACCGCATATATTTGTAGTCTATTTTATATAGACATCGACTGCTTTTACCGGATCCGTTTCTAATTTTTAGTAGCTTCAAAAAGTATTCATTATTTACTAACATTGTACTATCTTGAATAATACCATAGATAACATCGGCTGTGTGGGATAATCCAGCGGATTCAGCAATATGACCCATGTTTAATTCAGTGGAATCATATCCTCCTCGATTGATTTGTGTTGCAGTAATTATAATCCATTCGTTTCGAACCGCCATAGCACGTAAGTCTTCGGCGATTTGTTTAATTTTCATGTAGGTGTTTTCACTATTAGGATTTCTACAATTTGAAAGGATGTTAATGTAGTCAATGATAATTGCTTTTAGTTTAACGCCTTTAGTAGATTCTAATTCTTTTAGATATCCTTCGATATCAGGAACAGTTGCTTGAGAAGTAGGATATTCTTTAACGAAAAGATTTCCTGGAGGAATAACACCACCTCGAAGATTAGCTAATTTAGATTTAATTTGATCTGGATTTTTAGCATATTTTTCATAATCCGAAATAGGTATATTAAGAAGATTAGATCCTATACGATAAGTGAAATCTATTTCTGCCATTTCCGCAGTAATGACAGCGACATCATATCCTGCTTTTACGTAATTCACAGCATCATTTGCTAACCAAATTGATTTACCAATGTTTTGTTCACCTGCATAAACAATAAGGGATTTTGTTCTATAACCACCTGTAAAATGATCAATCCAATTATGTCCTGTTGTGATTTTAGAATTTGCTTCTGGTATATGTGATTCTACGTCGAAGAAATCACGACCTAAGGATTCATTGAATGTAAGATTGTTTCTTTCGTTTATTAGATTTTTAACCTTATTGACAATTTCCATTACATTGTTAGGAGTTACCTTAACAGTCTTAACGAATTCTAATGTATCAATAAGTGATTTGTCTAGATTTTTCCAAAGAATCCAAGATTCTGAAGTTTCCTTTACCCATTTTTCATCATAAGAATCGATAGGTTCGTCGAATATGATATCGATAATTTTTTCTGAAAGTTGACCTGAGAATTTTTCTTGTTTAGCTATTGCTTTAAGTTGTTCTTTTGTAGGAACAGTACTAAATCGATCATTGAATGTTTTATCGATAGTGAACAGAGTACCGATTTCATCACTTTCGAAGAAATCTTGAGAAACTGATCTAAGGTAATTTGGATTGTTTCTAACGTATAGATAGAAGATTTTTTCGAAGTCTGAAGATCCGATCATAATTAAATTGTTTATAAAAATTATATGAATTCCTGAGTTAAGGTTTACATAAGCTCATAGTAGTTGGTAAACTTAGTAGCTTTGTTTAGTTTGATTCTTCCGGATTCCTCAAGAGATTTGAGGAGTCTAATTGCTGACTCCTCATCTCCATCAAGTTTTTCTTTTAGAACGACATCAGTAAAAACAAGATTCCCTGTTTCTGCTATAGCCCTATATGAATGAATAAAATGGTGACCACCTTCATTCCAATACCAATTTTTGATTAGATATTCGAAATCTTCTATAGTCGGATAATTTAATTCATCCTTATAAGTTCCGATGATGTATTTTATTTTGATTTTTTCTTTATCAAACATGGCTTAATCTTCATCTAAATCTGAAAGGAAGTTTTCGATTTCAGGAGTAACATCCGAATCGATTCCATAAGAGAATTTAGGTTTGATACATTTTTCATTGATTAACTCAAGAACTTCTTTAGTCCAAACTGCTTCAGTAAATAGCTCTTGTGCAGAAACTCCTCTTCCTAAGTGTTTGACGATATAATTTCTTGCAGTATCTCTCGGCATAAAGTAAACTGTATCTCCATCGATTTGGAATGGTCTTGATTTTTCCTTTTCAGCCTCTGTCCATTTGTCATAATCTTTTTGAGGGTGGATATTTCCTTTTTGAATTCCGCAATTATCCCATGACATATATTCTTCCATTCCAATATAAGGATTCATTCCTCGATCCCAACGAATATGGAATTTAATAGGAATTGGTTTACCGAAACGATTCTTGAGAGTCTTAACCGAAACGATAATTCCTGTTTGTATTGCACCATCTTTAATTTGTGCTTTCGAAAGAGCAAGAATAACTGAAGCTGAATAAACTAATCCACCACCACCGGAAAGATTAATTGTAGGGAACATACCAGTCGAAGCATATGTGTGATTCGTAAAGATAAACGGAATTTGTAATCCTGTTAGATCTGAAGTAATGATACGGAAAAGAGAACGAATGGATTTTGCACGAGTCATATCGGCAGCAGTGTTACCACTGATTGCATCATCAATCTCTTTTGTAGTTGCAAGCATTCCTAGAGAATCAAGTGCAATAAAGATCTTAGGTGTTGTATAACCTTTCTCTTTAGCTTCCATTAACTTTTTAGTTAATGTAGTAATCGAAGTTCGGAATTTTGCTAAGTCAGAAACTGGTTGGTGATCGAATCTTTCTGGATCTACACCGAATGCTTGAATGTTATCGACATCTACCGCACCTTCTGTATCGTAATAAATTACATAATAACCCATTTTCTGAGCCTGTGCAACCATATTAAGAAGTAAGAAAGTTTTTCCTGTTCCTGAATCACCTGCTAAACAGATTGTTCTATTGTTTGGAATACCACCAAATAGATCTCCACTGAAGACTGCATTTAAGTGATAATTTCCTGACGGAATCCATTCCGTAATTTTAGAGAATTCAGACTTACTGATAACATCTCCAAATGGATTGATTTTTCGTAACTCCTTTTGAAGTTCGCCAATTGAAAATTCTTTTGCCATATTTACTTTTAGTTTTTATATTATATGATTAATAAGATGCTTGATTTTTAATAAGTTAGAACAAACTAACCGTATAAGCTAATGAAGGATTGAGTGGAGGTAATCCTGCTGGAACAATGATTCGATTTAGAGGATCAATAATCGTTGATCTAAATTGACCTTCGATATCCATTTTAGGAGCAAATTCCATAGGAAATTGACCTGGTTTATAAGCGAAAACATTACAAAAATCATCGGCTGCATGATACCATTTTACTTTACCACCGGCACCAATAAGTTCATATTTACCTTTCATTCCACTTTGATGTAGTAGGTAATTATGATAACCACCTGCTCGAATATGAATAGGACATCCTGAATTCATTTCGAATGTATCGGTATCATTAAGAATAAATTTACGATAATCGGATATTCCACGAGACATAGAAATCTTTTCGATATTAGAAAGCTTGAATTCTTTCTTTATTTCTTTGATTAGACCTACGAGTTCAGCGTTATCTTTTACTGTTAATTTTTTCTTCGAGAAGATGAATTTCACAATTTCAATAAGTTTTTCACGACAGAAAGGAGGTGTACTCGATTGGATAATTTCTAATCCTGTAGTTTTGATATAACTTAAAGGTTCATATTCCTTACCATCTTTCCAAATGATATTTTGAACGTATTTTTTTTTTGCTACCCATATAGCATTTTCTGCAATAGTTTCTAATTCGAAATCTAAGTAGTTTTCTGTGTTATTTACTTTTGCGTAATCATCAAGAACTTTCTTAACATAAGCAGCTAATCTGAAATTATTAAGTGTTAAAACAAAATCTTTTACGGATCCTTGCCAATTAACAGCTTCGATACATTCTTCAAAGATTAAGTAACCTGAATCGGTATCTGTATATTTCCATACCTTTCCTTTAATAGGAGGAACCACTTGATCTTCTTTAACACCTAATGCTGCTAGTAAAGGTTTATCTCTATGAAAGAATTCCGAGAAGTATTTTTCAATTAATCTTTCAGTGTATTTGATTGCATCTTGTCCTTGAAGAGTAACTGTTTCTGCGATTGCTATGTTATAAAAATGAAAGTATTCATTAGCAAAGGCACCATAGATACTATTAATCGCAAGTTTAATAGCTTGTTCGAATGAATAACATTTGAGGGATTCTTCTTTTAGATCTGTTATTTCTTCTTCAGATAGATCTGCTTTGATTAACCCTCGGATATCTTCATCCGTTAAGTTTTCTATGTTCATATTATTCAGTTATTGCAAGATTTAATGCGATTGTAGTATTTGTTTCTTGTGAGGTTAAAATTAGCTTGTTTTCACAAACAGAAACGTGATATGTTTCTTTATCTACACGTTCGAAGAATGATTTGAAAGTTGATTTTTGAATTCCATCTGTAATTTTTTGATTATCATCTATAATGATATCGAATGCATCTGTTTTGATATGAATACCATCTGATTCACCTGTGATTTTTAGAAGTTCCGATTTATCTAAAGAAATTAGAGATGATACTTTTGTAAAGTCTTCTTTAGAATATTGGAATTGAAATAGCTCTGAAGATTTATCGAATGCTCGAGTAACTTGATCTTCGGTCATTGAAGTGAAACCTAATGAAATATCTTGACAATGAATTTCAATCTTTAACTTTTGATCACGAAGAATCATTTTATCAGCATAGAAAACCCCTTCATCTTCATCTTTGAAGATTGAAATTTCCATTTGTAAATGATGTGGATCGAAGTGACCTATACAATTTGCTAATCTAGATCCTGAGAAGAACGATAACTTAATTGTTTCTTCGATTGGACTTTCAAATGTAAAAACATCTGAGGTTGGCATTGAGAAGGATTTAACAACATCTTTAGTTGGTGTATAGACGGATGACCATACTCGATCTTTGTTGATGTTAATGTACAAAGACGTATCCATTAACAACATTTTTCTAATCAGTCCATTAAGATGTGCAACTGATACTTTTGTTACTTTTACTTTCATTTTTATTTTTATATGTTTATTTTGTTTCCATAATCCATCCTTCGCTTTGAAGAGATCTTAACCAAGATTCTAGATCTTTTTTAATCACACAATGTGCATGTGCTGTTTTGTTTGTTTTCTTTTCGACGTATTTAATTTCATAGAACCATCCATCAGGATCCATAGATTTGTCTATGAAAACTTCTATTGTTTGTCTAGATTTTGGTTTCGTTAATACGTATACTGGATTTTCCATATTTATTTTATGTAAAAAACAAAAGGGAGATTTGCATCTCCCTTCATTTGTTAATTAGTTTTTCTATCCATCACACGATAAACAGTTTTCATCGAGTGCTTTAGTAGCTATATCTCCTCGAAGAACTGATTCGGTTCGCATATAGTAGAGGGTTTTTATTCCTTGTTTGTAAGCTTCCATATGTACCTGATTAATAAATTTAGGTGTAGCTTCAGTAGGAAATGCAAGATTCAAAGAAACAGATTGATCGATATATTGTTGTCTTAAACCTGCTTGTTTAACTAACTCTAATTGATTAATTTCTTTGAAGGTTTTGAATACATCCTTAAATGGAATTAAATCAGCCTTTTCGGAATCTGTCATATCAACAATTTTTTCAGCATTAACTAAGTTATTATCATTGAAGAACCATTCATCCACGAAGTCTAATCCTTGAACAGATCCACCATCCGCAAGGATTTGATCCCAAACTTCTTTGTTATTTTTCTTAATTTTCTTAAGTGCTCTTTCTAGTGTAGGATTTTTACGAATGAAAGTTCCTTTTGAAGTTTGTTCAGTGAATACATTGGCTGCCCATGGTTCGATTCCAGGTGAAACATTACCACTTAATTTAGAATTAGAAACGGTTGGTGCAACCGCTCGTAAATGTGAATTTCTCATTCCAGTCCCAAAGCACCAAAGAGGTTCTCCATATTCTCTTGCCATATCTCTACTTGCTCGTTCAGATTCGAGTTTAAGTTGAGAGAAGATTTTTCTTGTTTCATATTGAGCAAGAAGTCCTTCGAAGGGAATTCCTTTCTCTTGAAGATATGTATGCCATCCAAGAACTCCAAGACCTAAAGCTCGACCTTTTTCAGCAGAACGAACAGAATTAGAGAATCCTGACATATATTTTGCTTTCTGAATAAATTCTTCAAGAACACCATCTAAAAACCAAGTACTCGTATAAATGAGATCTGAATCCTTCCATTCGTGATATTTTGCTATATTGATTGAACTTAAACAACAAACGAAAGAATGTGATTCATCGGTATGTAAAGTAATTTCAGAACATATATTAGTCATATAGACTTTTAATCCATTCTTTGTATATGCTTCGGGGTTTGTTCGATTTACATTTCCCTTGTACATAATATAAGGTTCTCCTGTAGATCTACGTTTACGTAAAACGGCTGCCCATTTTGCTCTAGATTCCTTATCACCCATTTCAACTTTTTGCATGAACGAATCCGATATAACAACACATTGATGCATATTAAGACATTGTCTATTTACGTCACCTTTAGGTTCTCTAATTTCTAACCAATCCCAGAAATCACCATGTTCTATATCCATATTAACCGATGCAGCTCCTCTTCTTACAGATCCTTGATTAGTTGCTAGGATAGTTGAATCATAAATCTTACAAAAAGGAACGACTCCATCTGAGGTTCCATTTCCTTTTATCTTAGAACCAGCAGCTCTAATTTGATTTATTCCAATTCCTACACCACCACCATGTTTTGCAAGTAACATCATTTCTAGATTCTTGTTTCCAATATCAAAAACTGAATCTGCTACATCAATTCCAAAACAAGAGATAGGTAATCCTCTTTCGGTTCCTGTATTTGATAGTACAGGAGTTGCAAGATTTAACCAACCTTTCCAAATATAATCAAAAAACTTAGAAGCCATTTCAGGCTTACCTAGTCGTTTTGCAACAGTTGTACATACTCGCCAATAAGCATCTTTTGGTGTTTCTCCTGCTAGAAGATAACCTTTACTAATTGTTTTTACATAAATTTCTGTGTTTCCCCAAGTTGGATAGTCTACGCCTAATTCCCAACCTAGTTCTGCACCTAAATGATCATTTTTCTTTTCTTCCATTTCTTTATTTTGTTCTTTTATTTACCATAATTCTTCATCTGACCAATTTTCATCTTCTCCAGCTTTTGCATAATCGGTAGGTCGGATTGCAAAGAAGTCAGTATGTGTTACTCCTCCTGTTAGATGATAGAACCATTCTAATTGATTAGCAGATTCGATATCATATTCGAAAATAGGAGAATATCCTAATTCCGCAAGTTTCTCGTTTGCTCTTCTACTTATAAAGTTTTTAACATCTTCAGATTTTAGATTTTCTAGATCTCCTTCTTCGAAAATTTTATCGATGAAACGATGTTCCATTTCGACCATTAATCTCGAAGCATAAATTACTTCTTTTTGTACTTCATCTCTTAATTCTGGATATTCTTCACAGATGTGATTGAATAATTGGCAACCCATACGAGAATGTAGTGATTCGTCTCTTACTGACCATTTCATTTGTTGACCAATTCCTTTAAGTAGATTTCTCATTTGAAAGCTATATAAAACAGCGAAAGAAGAATAAAGTGAAACTCCTTCGGCAAAAGCGGAAAATATAGCTAGTGATTTTGCTACATCTCTTCTTGCTTTTGAGGATGTTCTTAAATCTTCAGGAGTCCAATCTGCTTCGGTTGAAAGTAGAAATTCAAATTTGTTTGCAATCGTAGGTTCATGCATAAATCCTTTGAAATCTTCTAAACCTAGAGTTTCGTTTAAGTATGAATATGCAGTTGCATGTATAGTTTCTTGAGAGCCAAATAACATAGCCATTTGTTTAATCTCATGTTTAGGGAACCATTTAGTTACCATTCCAGTCCAATAATCAGAAA